AGGAAAAAAATAATGGCAAAAAGAAGATTAAAAAGCCCTATAAAAACTATTAGCAGTATTGCACCTACTTTTGGTGACAAAAAAACAAAGGAATATTTAAAGAAACTAAAGAACAGAAGAAAGAAGTAGACATTATCAATCAAATATAATATAAGGAGAAACTATGAGAAATGATTATGGCACAAGATGGACTCCACCTAGATTCAAAGGATCTTCTGCACCTAAAAAACAAGGAGCTAACGCTCGACTTGATGAATCTTTAGGAATGCGAAGAGGAAAAGAATCTACGAAGTCCCAAAGCTATAAATCTAGACGAGACGAGTCTAGAGCTACTAGAGGTAAATAATGCCAGGAAAAGAAATTAAAGGTAGAAGTAAAATCGCAAACTACCGTTATGGTGGTGATGTTAATACCCCGAGAGAAAACAGACTAGAAGAACTTGGAAGAGTTGATGCTGAAAGAGCAGGAACTCGAAAAGGAAAAAGAAATTTAAAAGACGAAAAAAGAAGAATAGTAAGAGAATTGAAAAAGTAATGTCGGAATACGGAATTCAAATTAAAGTAACAAGTCCTCTTTTAAAAGGAAGACCTAAACCTTTGAGTTCTCAATCTCCTCATTTATCCGTTTATAAAGAAGGTGGAAGAATCGGTTTTAAAAAAGGTGGGGATACTAATTGGATTCAAGACGTTAATAAATCAATTAAAAAAAGAGGCACTAAAGGAAAGTGTACTCCAATCACGAAACCAGGATGCACTGGTCGTGCTAAAGCATTAGCTAAAACTTTTAAAAAAATGGCTAAAAAGAGAAAAAACGCATAATGGCGCAAGACCCGCTACAAATATTATACAAAGTTAAAAGAAATACTGAAGCAAGAATACAACAATTGGCTTTAAGTGTTACATCCGGAAATGTTGACAACTTTGAACAATACAAGTATATTATCGGTCAAATTAATGCACTAGAATTAGTGCGACAGGATATCTCTAACCTGCTAACTGCTAAGGAGCAAAAAGATGAGCACAGTGGAACCGTTATCGACATCGGGCGACACACCAAAACTTAAACCAGCCCTACAAGAAAAATATCAAAAAGAAAAAAAAGAATTAAAGGAAAGACCTAAAAAGATTTCAGAGGAAATGGAAAAACTTCCATTGCCTGTTGGATGGAGAATTTTAGTACTGCCTTTTGAAGCATCAAAAAAGAGTAAAGGAGGAATTATTTATTCTGATGACGCTGTAGAAAGAGCATCTATTGCATCAACTTGTGGAAATGTATTGGCTATGGGAAGCCAAACATATGATAAAGAAAAATTTCCAGAAGGTCCATGGTGCAAGAAGGGAGATTGGGTAGTGTTTGCGCGTTATGCAGGATCCCGTATTAAAATACAAGGAGGAGAAGTACGTTTGCTGAATGACGACGAAATTCTAGCAACCATCAAGAATCCAGAGGATATCTTGCATGAAATATAAACATAGGAAGGAACTATGCCAGAAGAAGAAAAAAAATCTAGCACTAAGCTAGTCGATATAGATACATCAGGCCCTGAGGTCGATGTAACTGTACCAGAAGTAAAAGAAGAAGTAGTAACAGAAACGGAGACACATGAAGAAACTACTAAAGACAGTCCTATCACCGATGACACATCTGAGAAATCTGATGAGCGCGTGGATGTTCGAGATAGCGAGGACGATCAAAAACAAAGTCCAGCGAAAGAGGACGAAAAGCTAGAAGAATACAGCAGAGGAGTTCAAAACCGTATCTCTAAACTGACACGCAAAATGCGTGAAGCAGAACGTAGAGAAGCAGCGGCTTTGGATTATGCCCAAGCTGTAGAATCTAATAGAAAAGAAATGGAATCTCATTTTGTAAAAAGAGATTCTGTATATAATAAAAAGCTTGAAGAAAGTGTAAAAACAGGAATGGAAGCAGCAGAAAAAGAATTAGCTGGCGCCATTGAATCTGGAAATGCACCGGCTCAAGTTGAAGCAAATAAAAGAATTGCTTCTCTTGCTTTTGAAAATGCTAAAATTCAACAAGCAAAAGAATATCAGGAAGAAGTCGAGAAACAACCAAGACCACAACGTCGACTTTCTGATGAACAATATCTACCAAGGAGAACTCCTACACAGTTACCGGATCCTGATCCTAAAGCTGAAGATTGGGCGTCTAAAAACAGATGGTTTGGTTCAGACCGAGCTATGACGTTTACGGCGTTCGAGATTCATAAGGATTTAGTAAACAAGGAAGGTTTTGATCCTAAATCAGAAGAATATTATAAGGAAGTTGATCGAAGGATAAAGGTTGACTTTCCGCATAAATTTGATAAAGGTGGTAGTGTAAATACGTCCGAACCCGTTCAGACGGTTGCTTCTGCGAAAAGAAGCGTTAAACCAGGACGCCAAACTGTGAGACTCACTTCCTCACAGGTAGCAATTTGTAAAAAATTAGGAGTGCCACTTGAAGAGTATGCGAAACAATTAAAAATCACGAAGGAGGCATAAGCATATGACAAACGATAAAAAAACTTCCCGTGCGAACCAAACAAGGTCTAAATCTGAAAGACCAAAAGTATGGGTTCCACCATCATCTCTAGATGCACCACCAGCGCCTAAAGGCTTTAGGCACAGATGGATACGAGCTGAAAGTGTTGGCTTTGATGACACTAAGAACATCGCAGGTAAATTAAGATCTGGATGGGAATTAGTGAGAGCAGACCAATATGAAGGTTCGGACTATCCTGTTGTTAAAGACGGAAAATACGCTGGGGTAATTGGAGTTGGCGGCCTATTGCTGGCTAGGATACCTGAAGAAATTGCGAAGCAACGTACTGAATATTTCCAAAAACAAACGGAAGCTCGGGACGAAGCAGTTGACAACGATTTAATGAGGGAACAGCACCCAAGTATGCCGATCAATATTGATCGACAGACACGTGTAACCTTCGGTGGTACAAAGAAAAGTTAATTCTTTAACAATTCTCTAACCAACGATTTATATTAACCGTTTACAGGTAAAACTGTAAACATTACGGAGTAATACTATGGCAAATAGAAATAGCGCCGGCTTTGGATTTATTCCTGCAGCAACGTTGGGTAACACCCCAGCTACTCAGGGATTGTCTAAATACTGGATTGATGCTGCATCTACTGTTGATTTATATCACGGTGGCGCAGTTGAAATTACATCTGGCTATGTAACATCTGCTGAATTAACCCCTGCTACAAGACCTGTAATAGGTGTGTTAAATGGTATCTTTTATAACGCGACGAGTACTAAAAAACCGACGTGGGCTAACTGGTACGAACAGCCGATTACTCCAGCTAACAGTGAAGATATACAAGCATTTGTAAATGACTATCCTTTCCAGGAATATGTTGTTGCTACAGATGCGGCAGTAACACGAGCAGGTTTCATGGAAACTTACGAGTGTTTTACTAACACAGGTGGTACCGATGCAACAGGCGTGTCAAGCACGACTTTGAATATTGATGGCACTGATGCTAGTACTTACCAATGGAGATTGATTCGAGAAGCAGAAGATCCTGAAAATGAGGATATTACTGCTGCTTATTGTTCAGTCATCGTTGTGCAAAGCACGAACCAAATCGTCACTCAAACAACTTAGAGGCAAATAGACATGGCAATATCACGAGCACAGCTAGTTAAAGAACTAGAACCAGGCCTAAATGCACTATTTGGGCTGGAATACAAACGGTATGACAATGAGTCTGCCGAAATATACGCAACCGAGTCTAGTGACAGAGCTTTCGAAGAGGAAGTAATGTTATCAGGATTCGCTAATGCTGACGTAAAAGCTGAAGGTCAAGGGGTTTCATTTGATGAAGCTCAAGAAACTTTCACTGCGCGTTATACTCATGAGACAGTAGCTTTAGCATTTGCTATAACTGAAGAAGCTATGGAGGACAACCTCTATGACAGAATTTCTTCTCGTTATACAAAAGCTTTGGCAAGATCTATGGCTAACGCTAAACAAGTTAAAGGGGCAGCACCATTAAATAATGGTCTACCCGGAGTAGCTACCTTCAAAACAGGTGATGGAGTTTCGTTAATAAACGCTTCTCACCCAACTATTGCAGGTACGTTTAGTAATACGCTATCAACAGCAGCAGATCTAAACGAAACATCATTAGAGCAAGCAATGATTGACATTGCAGCTTTTACTGATGAACGTGGATTAAGAATAGCAGCACAAGGGAAAAAAATGATTATTCCTTCTGCTCTTCAATTTACTGCTGAGAGAGTTCTTAAGTCTCCAGGTAGAGTAGGAACAGCAGATAATGATATCAATGCACTTAAAAACTTGGGGATGGTTCCTCAAGGTTATAGAGTCAACCACTTTGTGACTGACACTGATGCATGGTACATTATCACTGATATTCCAAATGGCATGAAGTACTTCGATAGAGCACCATTGAAAACAGCAATGGAAGGCGATTTCGATACTGGCAATGTTAGATATAAAGCTAGAGAAAGATACAGTTTCGGCTGTTCTGACCCTAGAGGTATCTATGCATCACCAGGTGCGTAATTAAAACTAATTTTGTGGCGGCGCCTTAATGTCGCCACATTTTACTGATATAATGAAAATCCTATGAAAAAATTCCTCATAAATATTTGGGCATATGATCATCACGCTAAATTTGAAATTTTAGCTGAAGATAATGCTAAATCCGTTGAACAATCAATCCTTGACAAACTGGGAGAAAAGAGTGTAAAATGGGAATCAACGGGAATGTATCGAGATACCCGGAGAATAACCTATGAGGAGGTTATAAATGACACAAGACCTATACACTACAAAGAGGTCCTTGGAGTTAGAGTGGCAACAGGAGCACCTGAAGGAGGGCAAATATAATATTAATATGTCCTACATTGATAAGAAAATTCAGGAAATTGTTAAAGAAATCATTGCCAAAGAGTTTGAAGAACAAACACTTCAAACCAAAATAGACGCCGCCAAGGCCGAAGTTTCGATAGCCACTTAAGCGCTATCAAAAAATCAATTTTTTTCCCAGGGATACCTTGCACTCTTTTTTAAAATAGTGTATAAACAACTTACTATACAATTATTTAATTGGATATCGACGAGTATAGTCGACGACCTAGAGACGATATCCCATAATCTAGGAGGATTATAAAATGGCAACAACAACGTTTAATGGCTCGGTAAGATCCGAAAAAGGATTTCAACAAGTCAATAAAAACACTTCAACAGGAGCTTATACTGCAAGAACTCTGGGACTAAAACCAGATCTTACTAGTCTGACTGCTACTACTGTTGCAACATCAGCTACATTAACTTATGCGGCTGACACAATCACAGTTAATGACTTTGATGGTGATGCAGCACAAGCTGTTACTTTACCATCAGCTACAGTAGGAACTATAGTAGTACATTACCAAACAGATGACACAAATGGTGGGACTAACACTCTCACATTTACATGTGCAGGAAGTGATGTTTATAGAGAAGGTTCAAAAGTGGAAAGTAGAACCGCTGGAGCAGCATCAACTATCGATACGTCGGCAGCAAGTGAAACGATATTAACGTATACACCTGCG